TATTCGCTTTATTGCCACCAATCATCCCCAGAACTGATCCACCAATTGAAGCACCGGCGGAGAGCAGATCCCCGCCGGTAACACCACCAGCTAAACTGGCAAGGCCAGAAAGAAAACCCACGGATTACTCCGTGGGCTCTGTTGACCCTGCATGGTCAACTTTTGCAGCAAGTTCCCAAAGATTGAAACACAAATCCGGGGAAGTGCGAGGGGTTATCTTTGAGGTTGAGGGATCAAAATCCCCGACCTCAAATAAAGAAAAATTCTCGGGCCACCGAACCCAAGTAACACCAGCCTTAATGGCTTCTTGTTTACCGTCTTCAAAAACGGAAACCATAGACCGGTGAGCAGCAGCGCGGGATTGAAAAACACGCGGAACGTCATACGTTCCTGATGCATTATCGTATAAGCAAAAAAGTTTCATTCGATATTCCTCATCAACATATCAAAGCGCGATTGCGTCGCACGTCGCAAATCAGCAAGCTGATCTACGGATAATATAGCCTTATCGGCATACTTTTGGCAACGATTAATTTTTACTTCCGCAAACATTTTTGGATCCTTCTGTTCGAGGATCTTATCGTAAAATCGGGGGGGCTGCACCAAATGGCCGTTAACCAAAACGGAATCGGCCGGATAGACTTCGTCAAAGTATTTTTCGAGCCAAGCTCGACCAATACCACCACGATTAGACATCGTGGCAAATTCAGGAATTACCTGAAAAATCTCACCCGTTTCGGGATGAGCACGCTGATAATGCTTATCAGCTTTCTTGCCACAAATTTTCTTTGTGGCGTATCGCGCCGTATAAGCGGCACTCTCAAAGGTTAACTCCCCAAACGGGGCGTAACCTAACCCCCATAAATCTTCGATTAGGGGGTGTGTATAAAGGGGATATAGACCCCCTCGGACTTTCTTACATTCCGAATGAGGGGGACGCCAACCAAATATCAAAAGATGATAATGGGGACGGCTTAATTTATCGCCATACTCGCCGCAATGATAATACTTCAACGTTGCGCCGGTTTGCCTACGCAAATCGGCGATGAACCGTGGAACCACGGTGCGATTGATAGAACAATTAGCGGGGTAATTCTCGGGCGAATAAGTGAGGGTTATAAAAATGCCCCCCTCGGGGTGCATTGCAAGTTCGTGTTGACACCGAACAGCCCAGTTTCGAGACTGGGAAAAGCGGCATTGATGACACTGACCGCAAGGGAGATCCATGGCGGAAAATCCGCCAAAAAAAACAGCAATCTTATCGTGCGAACCGAACTCGGCTAAAAGCTTCGTACGGTTTTTTAATATTCGGGGCTTCGCCCCGGGAACAGCTTGCACAGCAAGCTTGGGAAAAAGGCAAGGCATATGCAGATGCCTCCTTTCTGGTTATATGTTAAAAACGAATACCGCCCCGCATTGGCATGGGGGCATGGTTCTTTGGATGCACTTTTTTGGCAGTTTTTGAAAAATGCTTCTGTCCCTTCTTTGAAGGAATTGGCTTTCTTTTCTTAGACATGGGAACTCCTAACGTCGTTTGTTATGGGTAATAACTGCACGACTGGGCACAGTTACATCAAGAGGGTACTGTGCCAGCCGCGAGTTCGCTGCCGTGTCGCCGGCTGGCGACACAACGGAGATGATGCGGCTAAACAGCCGCATCATCCGCTTCAGGCGAAGCCTTCCGCTTCTTCTTCCCCTCATCGGTCCCCGATGAGGATTGGTTTTCGGGAGGGGAAGAGGGATCAACCTTTGGTCGTAACATCCCATACGAGCGCGCTAGCTCGGGATTGTTTACAAGCCATTCTTCCAAACGGCGAGGGTCATGATTAACAGCCTGACGGACTTTAAACGGAAGGCTCTCAAACGCCTCACGAGCGGCTTGAATTTGGCCGAGGGCCTCCAGCCTATCCTTGGGCATATTGGTAACGTCACCGTACGGCTTATCGTCAGGAAAGGGCATCCCCGCCTTACGATGTCTAGCGACAATCGCATTGAGGTCGGTTGCGGCCGTTTCCGATTGACGGGTACGGGAAGGAAGCTTGAACTCAAGCTGGACACGAGGGTGAGGGCGTTTAACTTTATCGGCCATTAATAAATCTCCTGTTTGCAACAAAAACAAATACCCTCAACAATCTCGGCGGCGCTAAGGGTGAAGCCGCATCTCCGGCACTTCATTAAAAATGATCGATGAAGCCCGGAACACCATACAGCGGCAATGCGCGGCCGCAGTGGAGGGTAAAGGCCATATCAAGCAAAACAGGATCCTGATCAGTAACAGAAAGCACACGCGAAATAGGCGTGTTACTTTCAATAAATTCAGAATTGAGAACTGGTAATGTCGCAAAATCTTGCGCCAAGTGATAGACATCAAGAGATTGCGGATAATCAGAACGATATTCACCGCAAATCTCGGAAGGACGATAACGATATTCCGCAAAACGCTCTTGGAAAGCAAAAGTCAAATAATCGACTTTTTCGCCGCCAGAAACAACGGCGTCGCCTTGCATGAAAATTTCCTGATTTAAAATAGGTTGTTCACCCAAGTGAGCCAACACAGGAATAGCAAAGTCAAGACGGGAAAACTTATTATATTCACGATTAAGGCCTTGCTGATACGTAAGATCAGCACGAATAGCCATAAGGCCAAGAATAACTCCATGCTCCACAAAAGACTTGACAAATCCAACTCCTTGATGAGAGAAATCGGCAACCGCAGCAAGCGTGCCGAGCGGGGTAGTTGCACTCTCGGAAGTTTGAGGCAACGGCGAGACATTAACCTTGACAGATCCACCGCCCAAATATTCAGGGCGTTGTAAACGAAAGTCAGGGGCAGTAACGCCCCAATGAGCCAAAAGGCTCTCGATATAACGCGTACCACCTCGCGCATCGCGCTCGTAAAGACGCTGAACTTGGAAAGCTTCACGCATCTGATTGATAGTTGCAGCTTCAGCAGCAGTCAAATCAGCATAAATATTCGGAACCTTAGTGGTATTATTTCCCTGAACAGAAAAATTAGTCGAAGTAGGAACATTGGAAGCCCAATTACCACCAGACGGAGGATTACCATCAGACTGAAGATATCCAGCACCACTATCATTAAAAACAGATCCAGTAGTCGTAGCAAGACCTAAAACAGGAGCAGACGTTCCCAACGGCAATAAAACGTCGGGACCCTTTTGCGGCCAAGGCAAACCAGAAGTAAAATAATCATGACGTTTGCCACGCGGTAATAACGCGAAATTAGTAGGATCATAATGAGAGGCTTCGCCCGGATCAAAATAGACCGGATCCTGTAAATTCTGATCACGAAATAATTCGTTCCACATAAAATTATAAGCTAAATGAAATAACGGACTAACGTCCTTAGAAAAGCCAGAGGCTTTATAATTAAAACCCAAATAATCATGGATAGAACCAACGGCAATGCCTGTATTAGTAAAACGTAATGGGGTTAAAGCATAAGACGACACATCCGTGTCAGGGTCGGGCTGCTGCCCTTGAATACTCTCCCACTTATTGGAAAGCAAACGAGTAGGAACATAAATAAAAAACACATCGGCGTATAGATTATCCTGAAACGGAACAACGGGTGCTTGCACACGACCGAGTGTAAATAACGAAAGAGAAAAAGTATCGCCGGGTAAAACGGCATCATAATAAATAGGCGTCAACAAATCACACTTCATAGTTTGTTTACGCGTAAAAGATCGATCAAATTTCGATCGCTGAATATCAGCACGAGGAACTTGAGAAAAATGCGCCTGTGAAGTCGGCGGCGCCGCGTTGCGTTGATTAAATGTAATCATTGAAAGTTACCTCCGGGTAAAGCGATTGAGATCTTAGGAACACCACGCTGCTTAAGTTCTTTAGCAATAGCTTGGTAATCAGGCTTCGCCTGTTTCTGCTTATCAGCAGCAGAAGAGGCTAGATTGGTTAACCAATCATAAATTCCTTTAGGTGAAGTCGGGCTATCGCCCGTTAAAAAATCACCAGCACCTTTAAGGAAATCTTTAGCAGAACTGGCGACATCAGCGCCATGTTCTTTTGCCCATGTAAATGGGGACTTAGCAACTTCCGTTGCATCCGCCGTAGCGGAAGACTGACGCGCATCAGCTTTCGTCTTGTCAATCTGAGCACGTAACAATTGATTACTCAAAACCTTCGAAGTAACATCCGCAGCCGAAGACATTGTGTTTTGCGACGTATAAGATGAACCACCTGGAACACTTGCGCCAGATCCACCGGCTGAAAGGACAGGATTGAGACCGGCTGCTCGAAGATCGGCGACCTCGCGTTGATGCGCCGTATCCGACATACGCTCTTGAAAATCCATTTGTGCCTGCGTAGAAGCGG